ACACACTTGATACACAATCAACAACCAACCACCAATGCACCACTTCACAAGGGACGTTCGGCAACGAGCGAAACCTAGGAAGGCAGGGCGCAAATCTATTGCACCCCAACACCATGGGGATGAATTCGATGCCTTGGAACCAGAGGGCGGCCACCTCACCGTAGTACCGATCAGAGACTACACAGCTAAAGTTCCACAAATTTTTGACGAGTTTGTGCCATTAGTTGAAGCCGAATCCGTGCCCAACCAACTCGGGCCAGTATTTGAGGGGGCTGAGCCACTCGTGACCGACGGTAAAGCGTTCGACTCGTACATTGCTGCTTTCTCTAAGCGCAGCAACAGCCAACCTGACGATGATGACGACTGTACCGATCTTTTCCAGAAGGCGTTTATGGACACTTGGGCTGATATCCAGCCCTTCCAAGAGTGGGATGTTGATGAGAGCACTGTGCAACGCTGGCTTGCAAAGTTTGACGAACCGAAACGTAAAAGGATGGAGAAGGCGCTCGACGAGCTCTTCGATTGCGAAAACGACACATCCTACCTCGGCACTAAAACTTTGTCCGTCAAAGTTGAGGCGCTCCTTAAAAGATACGATGGCGAATGGTGTCCCAGGCTTATTTATGCTGGGAACGACCATTTTAACGCCCTAACCGGGCCTGTCGCCATGGTCTTAATGGAGAGACTCAAAACTTTGACCGACTCCAGACCCATCGGGGGATTGGAGGTCAAAATAGCTTATAAGACGGACAGTACAGAACTCGCTTCACACCTATCCAAAGGAAGGGAGAAGGGATACACCAAATGTGCGGAGGCTGATTTCTCAGCCAATGACTTGCGGCAACGAAAATTCGCGACCAAGGGATGCGACCATGTATACGGTATCCTAGGATGCCCAAAATGGGCGCGGAAATTGTTTCGTGACATGCGCAAGTTCCATGTACGCAATTTGGAACACGGACACCAGGCTGATTTGGCGAATCAGCTACCAACTGGAACCACGCTCACGACGCCTAGAAACTGTATCTGGAACATTTCAATTGAGG